GGGTGGGTGAATAAAGATATTGAACAACAAAGTATCGTAAAGGCTTGAAATTATAGGATTTAAGGGGTCTGTGAAGAAATCAACTTCACGGATTCAGGTTATAATCATTTTGCTTTATAATTGTAGTATCAAAAGAAAGGGGAGTTCAAAATCATGAACGAATCAAAAGATACTAAAGTATGTAAACACTGTCAATCGGAGATTCCTAAGAAAGCAAAGATATGTCCAGTATGCAAAAAGAAACAAGGTTTACCGAAATGGGCGATTGTTTTAATTGTGATCCTGGTTCTTGCCGCTATCGGTTCTGCTTCTGGTGGAAATTCCGACAATTCAGAAACTACTACCACTTCACAATCATCAAGCACAAACGAAACTCAAAATTCGACACCAGAGGTAAAGGAAGTTGAGACCGAATCAGAGCCAGAAATTGAATATACTGCGGTTGATGTAAGCACCATGATGGATGATTTGAAAAACAATTCAATGAAAGCAGAAGATACTTACAATGACAAATACTTAGAAATTACTGGTCGATTAGATGTTATTGACAGCAACGGTAAGTATATCGGGGTATTCTCTCAGACAGACAAATTTGCAATTGTTGGTGTCCAATGCTATATAAAAGATGATGATGTAAAAGCAAAGGTAATGGAAATGTCCAAAGACGATACTATAACGCTAAAAGTTCATATTAAAAGCGTTGGAGAAGTTATTGGATACTCGGCAGATATTATAGAAATAGAATAGTATACAGTCCCTCTAGCAAATGAGGGACTTTTTTTAAAGGGAGTTAAAAATGAACATAGCAATTTATCCAAGGAAATCAAAAAAAGATGACAATTCAGAATCAATGGAACAGCAAATAGACGATTGCAAAAAGTACATTAATAAAACTTACCCTAATGCAAATATAATCGTTTATTCTGGCGATTATGCAATCACAGGGCATAGCACGGCAAAAAGAAAGGACTTTCAGCGCATGATGGATGATGTCAGAGCAGGAAGAATCAATGCAGTTGTCATTATGAGATACGATCGTATAGCAAGAAATATGAGAGATTTCTGTAACCTATATCACGACATGGAAAGCGCAGGATGCAACTTGATATCAGTAAGTCAGCAAATCGATACTTCCACGCCATACGGAAAGAACTTCATGTACCAGATGGCAAACATGGCAGAATTAGAATGGGCGGTCATATCTGAACGATACAAAGACACCGCAGCTTATAAAATCCGTGAGGGGAAAGCTTACACTGGTAGAGTGCCTATAGGATTCAAAATAGAGAAAATAGATGGCGTAAAGAAAGTCGTACACGATAACGATGAACAGACAAGGGCTATATTTGATTATTTATTAGCAACAAAAAGCAAACGTGGTACTGTTCTGTGGGTTCGAGAAAACTTCATTCCAGATTTTACCAGACACAAATTAGACACAATGATTAAATCAGATCTGTATATTGGAAAAGTAAGGGAGAATGACCATTTCTGTGAGCCTTATTTCACTAAAGACCAAATGGAAGAAATAAGAAGTATCAATCAGATAAAATATGCTCCGTCCGGTCATATATATTTATTCAGTGGATTATTCCGCTGTCCTATATGTGGCAGGAAAATGGCAAGTTTTTACAGCATAGACAGGAAGACCAAAAAGCACCGGCAATATCAAAGATGCTGGTTTGGTGGAAACGAGAAATTGCACAAAACAAAATTAGTGTCAGAAGCAAAAACAGAAAAATATCTTCTTGAAAATCTTGATGCAGCATTAAAAAATCTTGAATTTGATGTAAAAAAAGAAGCAGGTAAACCAAAGCAAAATTTGAATAAAAAACTTAATGATGCGATAGGGGAGCGTGAAAGACTGAATTACCTTTTTGAAAAAGGAAGAATTGATATCCCAGAATACGAAAAGAAATACAGTGTCTTATCAGAAAAAATAAATTCCATAACTGAGGAGTTGTCAAACAACAAAGTTGTAAGGATTGAGGAATTTAAGAAGCAGATCCCAGAAGACTGGAAAGAACTTTACGAACAACTAGATCAAAAAGGAAAACAAGAATTTTGGCATAGAATAATAAAAGAAATTTATTTGAATGAAGCCTTTGAAATTACTGGCTTTATATTTTATATCTAGTACTTGTACTAAATAACTATTTCCTAGCGGGAATCTGAATTGTTTTTCTGCGCTGGCAAAATGGCTTGAAGTCATGGTCACGACGTGATCCGCATAGCCGGCCGCTACACACATCGCACCGAGAGACAGCGATTCCCCACAGGTACTGCAGGCTCCGTAAAGTCCAAAGAGCGGTACCTGAAAATCCAGCACCCCAAACGAGGTCGCCATGGTCTGCCCCAAAAGATCGCCTGCGAAAAGATACCGGATGTCCTCTTTTTTTAATCCGGCTCTGCCGACCGCCATGGTGAAAGCTTCTTTCTGCAGCGTGCTCTCTGCCTCCTCCCATGTATTCTGACCAAATTTATCGTCCTCACCGATCACATCAAAATGACCTGCCAGAGGTCCCTCTCCCTCCTTTTTTCCAACAATATTTGCCGTGCTGATAATAAAAGGAGCCTCTGTAAAACAGAGGCTCTGTTTTCCCTTCTGCATACTCGTATCCACACTTTCTTTTTCTTTTAGTATGGATCAGGGAAGTTTTTCTTATTCTCTTTTTCATCATTTTCTTATCGTTTTTGCAATCGCTTCCGGTGATAACTGTAAAAAAACACAAAGCTCTAAAAACTCTTCGGCAAGCAGAGGTTCTTTATAATCCGGATGCAGTTTTTCTTCCGGAACTTGTGTCTGTTCTGAGATCTCAGATGCTGAAATTCCTTTTTCCTGCATATAAGCAAGGATATATTCTGTCACTCTGGATTTATTCATGCGCTCCACTCCTTTTCTCATGTGTTCTTCCCGATATATGCAGACCTCATCATGCAAGCATGTTCGGTCTACATATTCTCGATTGGCACCGCTCATTGCTTACGCACATTATATTCTTATAATTCAAGACTTTCAACCATATTTTCCCATATAATCAGAATTAATTGACGGTCTAAAATATGTGAGATATGATAACCATAATAACTTTTTAAATTTCAGAAACAGGGGATTTTTATGCGAAATGAATTAATTCCAAAGGTGTTAAAAGAATATAGAAAACGAAATCATTACTCAGTGAAAGACGTATCGATCAGGCTGATGGAACATGATATTGATGTTGCACCGAAGACGATTTATGGCTGGGAAAGCGGACAGGCACAGCCGACGGCGGACACACTGCTCTTACTGTGCGAGATATACAAAATCCCGGACATCCTAAACTCCTTCGGTTACGACCAGCCCGATGATCCGGCAGCTTCCCTGACTTATCATGAACGTGAGATCATCTACGCCTACCGCAATCGCCCTGAGTTGCAGCATGCGGTCGACATTCTGCTCGGATGCGATTAAGTATTTTGTTTCCTGTGATACAATCTGATCTGTGCGATGTATAAATAAAAAAGAGGTTTTTCTGTAGAAATATCTGTTTTCAGGATTTTTGCAGGAAAACTTTTTTTATGTGCTCTTTCCCCGGCTTCTTACGGATCCAGACAGTAACTCTTCTGTTTCCGTGTATATCATTTTATTTTCGCAGGTTGCAACTTTGCTTTAAGAAGTATAGAATAGAAGATACTCTGCGGTTTTATGGTAGTTCCGTAAAACCGTTTACCGCAGGACATTATTAAGGGAGATTTATTTATGAACGCTTTCCAATTTATCTTTCAGTATATCAAACGGCATAAAATCCAGTATACGCTTGGTATCATCACGCTTTTTGTGGTAGACTTTGCCAATATTTTTATTCCGAAACTTACCGGTGTCATCACCGACGGACTCACCGCCCACAGCCTTGACTGGAGCGGAGTCAGATTAAATCTGCTTTACCTTTTTCTGCTTGGACTGCTGCTTGCGGTCGGCCGTTTTTTCTGGCGTTACTTCCTCTTTGGTGCTTCCCGCTCTATTGAGAAGGAACTGCGCAATGATATGTTTGCCCACCTCGAAAAAATGGATGTGGAATATTACAACGAGCACAAGACCGGTGATCTGATGACACGTTTTACGAGTGACTTAAACGCGATCCGTATGGCGATCGGACCTGCCGTCATCTGCGTGTTTGACGCTTCTGTCATGACCATTATGGTCATTTTCCAGATGATGTACTATGTCAGTGTGAAGCTGACACTCATTGCAGTCATTCCAATGCTTTTTATTTTGTTTGGCGAGATTTATTATGGAAAAATCATCCGTCCACGCTTTACCGCAAGACAGGAAGCCGTGTCTGACCTGACCGACTATGTGCAGGAAAGTTTTTCCGGTATCCGCGTCATCAAGGCTTTTGTCCGCGAAAAAGCACAGCGTTATCACTTTTTAAAAGAAAACGAAAACACGATGGAAAAGAACTTAAGCATTGCAAAGATCCAGTCCATTGTCATTCCACTGTTAGATGTCATCATCGGTCTTTCTTCACTGCTTACTTTAATTTATGGCGGTTATCTCGCACTGATCGGTGATATCACGTTAGGACGTTTTGTGGCTTTCAACCAGTATATCAACATGCTTGTCTGGCCAATGTTAGCCTGCGGTGATTCCGTCAATATGTTTTCCCAGGGTGCTGCTTCGATCCGGAGAATCCAGGAAATCTTCAAGGAACAGCCTGAGATTGCAGACACCGACAAAACAAAAGAAGTGGATGAGATCAACGGTGAGATTGAATTTAATCACCTCACGTTCATCCACCGCGGTCACAGCGAACCGACTTTAAACGACATCACCCTGCATGTGCCGGCAGGAACAACGCTTGCGATCATCGGGCGCACCGGAAATGGGAAATCCACACTGGTAAATCTCCTGCTGCACCT